AAATAGAAGCGGCGGCAAAAGAACATTTTGCGGCGATGCGTACATCCCTTAACAATCACTACAGCAAGTCAATGTCTGCAATCGAAGCACTTGAAAAGGCTCTGACCGGCGAAGCGGACAAAATATCGGAAGAGGCATTCGCCAAGATTGTACCCACAGGGATGCCTGCCGGTGAGTGACAACGAATTCAAAGAGTACCTTAGGTCCATTATTATGAGGGATTGGTGATGGACAAATACCGGCCAGACGGATTTCCTCGCAGAAACGACATAACTCTATGCACCCCTGCAGAAAACGCCATCGACGCCGCAGTCGAGGCCGTCGAACTGGTTGGCGCCCATCCGCTTTTAACAGATGCGGTTAACCTGTTGCACGAAGCCCGTGAAAAAGTAGCTGATTTTATCGAAGGAGAAGCGTGATGTCCGAAACCGTACAAGTACCGAAAACCGAGCTACAGAAAATCCATGACCATCTAAAGGCCGTCGCCGATGGCGTTGAGGAAGGTCTTATGACGGCGGCGGAAGTCCCGGCAATGGTGGTTCTGCTGGGAGCCTGTCTTGTCAGCGGGAGGGTGCCCGGATGCGAAGGCTAATCACTCTTTGCGTCCTGGTCCTGTTTCTGTCCGGCTGCACCTCCAACCTCATGCTCACCAAAGCCACCATCAACATGGGCGGCAAGGACATAACCTATGTCGCGGCCCGATCTGGCAATTCGCTCCTGGATCACACTATGGTTATCGATCGATATGGCCCTGATGGTGCGCTTCTGGCTCACGATTCTATGAGCAACAACGGCATCCTTGAGCAGTTGGGCGGGCAGGCGTTACAGACCCTTGTGCCTGCGTACACGGCCTTTGAAGCGGTGGGGAAGTAGGAGAAAAGTCATGAAGGAATGGTTTGCGAAACAGATAACATCAGCGTTCTTGGGTAGCTGGAAGACAACGACGCTCGGGTTTATCATGGCAATTTACATCCTGGTCAAGCCTTCACTTGATGCCGGGCAGATGCCGACCGAGACTCAGTGGGTCGGGGCTATCTTTGCGGCGCTTGTGGGGACACAGCTTAAAGACCACGACAAATCTGGAACAGGAACACCCGGCGATCCGATCAGGGGAACTGAGGCTAAACCCGAAGAGCACAACCTTTCGAGCCTGAGTTAAGCTAAACATGGAGGCAAGCTATGTGGCCGAAGAAACCGAAGAAGGTAACGTTGGGACTTCCTAAACCGTCAGTAAAGAAGCTGAAGCTGAAGAAAATCCAGCCGAAAAAGATAAAGAAACCCAAGATTTAAAGGACATATATGGGATGGTTGAAGAACACAGGCTTATTTTGCGAGGCAAACAATGTGCCGCCGACCTGAGTGCCGCTTTAATCAAGGCGTTCTTCCGCGATTTGACCGCTACGCTCGGCATGACGTTGTGGAAAGGTCCATGGTCGTGGCGGATGCAGGAAGAGGGGAAGGAACCAGGCTTTTCGGGAGCGGTATTCTGGACGGAAAGCGGGACTCAGCTTCACCATTACGCATCAGAGGCAAAAGTGACAGTTGACATATACAGTTGTAAGCGATTCAACGTGGTTGAAGCACAGAGGCTATTCGAATTGTACTTTCGACCGGAAGAAACATTGAACTGCATACCTGTTTTGGGTTCTTCGAGAGGGTAAACAAATGGCGAACAATTTTAACGATAGAACGTGGATTTTGGACACCGCCGGGGCCACCAGTCAGTATAACGGGCCGGTTTACGTTGGAAGGCTATCTTGGCATCCGACAGCATCAGGGCAAAACCTCATCATAGAAGACGGCAAGAAACACGTTCAATGGCAAATAACTTCCATCGCGGCGGGCAACGACGCTTCTGTCGGTATCGAGGACTGGCCCAATCCTGAGCATAAAATCCCTTGGGATGGCTTCTATATCGCAACGATGGACGGTGGCGTTCTTTATGTTACGGTGATTTAATGCCTCAACTTGACACAGCGTCGCAACTGAACGACTTCGCAATGTTTCTGAGCTACACTCCGACATGGCTCTTCTACCAGTTCTGCGCCCTGCCTCCATATTACAATCAGATAGCATTTTTTACCGGCAATCAGCTCGGCAAAACGAGTGTGCTGTGTCACGAGAAAGTCATGCGGGTAATGGGTTCTCACCCGATACCGGAAAAGAATTTCCTGTATTTTGAGTGCGAAAACGGACACACTTACGGGCGGCCTGCGCCGTGGCCGGGACTTCATTTCTTCGGCCTGCAAGATGGTCAATGCTTCAGGCTGTCGGAAAATAAGAGATCGGAAACCAGAAAGGTTCCTTTCCCGTCTGATATGACCTGCTCGTGCGGGGCGAAACTCAATATTCACAATAGAAGGGCAAACATCTACCGGCTGTGCTCGGAGAACCTGCCGATGGAAAAGGAGGGAAGTGGTGCCGAATCAGGAGAAATCAAGAACAGGACTTATCCAGAGCTTAAAAAATGGTTGCCTCCGTTTCTTATCAAAAAAGACATATCGCAACGTAATCCTTCCCTCAAGATCGCAGACCCAAACGGTGGATGTGTCTTTGGGGAAGGTGCTAATGCTATACAATATCCAGGCCATGACATCATTTTCGAATTTGTTTCCTACTCGCAGGTAACACAAGGAACGGCCGGGACTCAGCGTTTATGCGTGTTCTGCGTGGCTAAGGGCCAACGTGTTCTTATGTCTGACGGGGTGTGGAGAAACATTGAAGAACTCATCCCCGGCGATGAACTTATCTGCGAAACAAGGGGCGGGCACGGTACGAGGCAAAGAACAAACAAGATTAAACACATTTTCGGCAGAGGCCCAAAACCAGTATATCGAGTTAAGTGTTCGAAGGGGATAACTCTTGAACTAACATCTGACCACAAAGTTATGGTTCCGTCTACTGGGAAGTCCCAATATATGCCAGTATCAGAGTTAAAGATAGGCGACAAGATAACGTGCAGAATGAGTGATTTTGACAATGATGATACTATAGAATCTTGGAAAATGGTGCTACTGGCGGTGGTGTTGGGCGATGGTTGCATTACGGATAAGCAAAAATCGGCTAAATTTACATGCAAAAACGGCAAACTCATCGAGGAGATAGAACAGCAACTTCCCGATTTTATTTCTTTGCGTAAGCACGTTTTCAAGAATGGTCACTCTCCCGACTACTGGATAAATTCTAACCGCAATATCGGTAAAAACCGGAATGAGTTCAAAGCTTTTCTCAAACAAATCGGGGTGTGGGGACATTGCGCTGGGTCCAAATATATACCCGATGAAGTGTTTAGACAGTCCAATTCTTCGATAGCCCTATTTTTGAGATTTCTTTTTGCAACCGATGGATGGGCATCCAACTCCATCGGTTATTGCTCTACTTCTTATCGGCTAGCGCAGGATGTATTTCTCCTACTAAGAAGGCTTAAAATAAGGTCCACTATCAGGGTGAGAACCTTTGAAAATGGTTGGGCAACTCAGTATCATATCTCTGTAAACAACTCAAAAGATATTATAAGGTTTGCTGAAATCGTAGGAATAGCCGGGAAGTTAGAACAGTTGGACGTGTTGGTAGAGAAGAGTAAGGGAAGGGTTATCGGAAGAAGCGAATCGTGTTCTTTCGAGAACAAAAACAAAACCGATATATTTGCACCTTCGGATAGAAATGTGCGGTGGGTGCAAGTGCGTAGCATCGAACCCGTAGGGGAAAAGGATGTTTACGATATTTCAATGGAAACTGGCGGCTGGGATAAATCATCTAAAACCGGAAAGCAAATTCCAGTTGCTAGATCGCCAAGAAACAACTTTCTGATTCAGGGGGGAGCGGTAATTTCCAACTGCGACGAAGAACCGCCGTACACGTTCTACGAGGAACAAGTGCCCCGGCTCATGGCCGAAAATGGCGACTTCCAACTCGGACTTACGCCGGCCATACGAACCAGCTTCACGTTCGATGAGTTCTTCGAGCAGGCAGAGATTTACGTGAGAACCAAATCGATCTGCGAGTTCTACAAGACTTCCGGCGAAGAGGACAAATCCAAACCGTTTGAGAAGTTCCCGACAAGACATAGCTATAAAGCCGTTTTTCAGGCATCGACTTACGACAATCCAACTCTTAGCCGGGAAGTAATCGACAAGACGGTCGGCAACTATGCAGACCCCGACACGGTAGCCACAAGGCTTTACGGGATTCACAGGCAGGCGACAGGCAGGATTCTCAAAGATTTCGACTGGAAGATTCATGTTATCGATGCTGATAAATACTTCTCTAACAGCCGCATTCCTCTTTCTTGGACTCATTTTAGAGGTATTGATTACCATCCTCGTACTCCTTGGGCTTGTGGCGCTTGCAGCCTATCTCCTACTGATGAGATGTATATCTGGTACGCCAAAGGAATCACGCCTGACAAGTTCACCACGTTTCAGATAATGGAGCAGTTCTCCTACGGATGCATGGACTATCAGTTCAAACTGAACCTTGTGGACCCTCTGGCCGAAGCGACGAAAGTTGACCTTGTGACTATGCTCGACGAGATCAACCGAGTTACGAGGGAACTGAAGAGAGACGACATCGGCACGGGCGGCTACTGGCAGGCGTGGAACACGAAAGGTGAGTTCGGCCGCGATCAAATCAGGGTGAGACTTAAAAACGCTCGTAAAGTGGGACGGCCCTTCAACAACAAAGTTATTGAGAATGGGCGCGAAGTCAATCTGCCTACTATATGGATATTCAGGGACGGCGCTCATGAAGCGGCTGAATCAATGGCGAAGTGGAGCTGGGAACAGTGGGTAGATCAACAGGCCATGACGACCAAAGACGACAAGAACACGCCACAGCAGAAGTACAGTCATCTCAATATGGTTTGGGAGTGCATTCACAAGCATACAGCGTTTAGGTTTAGCAAGCATTCTGAGTATCGGGAAAGAGACATGGGTGGACAGTATTTTAAATCAGCGAGGGCATAATAATGGATACTGAGCGTATAGATATATCTGACCTGCTGAAAGGTTTTAACGTGCATCCCAAACTCGGTGACTGCGCCACAAGCCCCGATGGTGGAGAATATGTCGAACTCGCCGGGGGAGATGTGTTTGACGGTGATGCGTCTAAATCTTGGTCGTCCGTTAAAGATGAGGCCGTCGATAGATTCAGACTGAAATTCTCGGAGTACTTAGGTAAACCTCCAGCAGTTATATACTGGAGAATTAAACCGGAATTGACCCATTGGCCTGCATATTCTGGCCCCGATCTTAACGTTAGACAACGGGGAGGCGATTGTAGGCCTGGGACTACCGGATGGATAGAAACGCCCGAGAAATGGTGTGTTTATACTCGATTGCGCATAGGGAGGGGATAATGGATTATAGGAAGGTGGCAGTTCAAAAACTGGTTGGGAAAACAATCAAAGATGTTCAGATTGAAGATTTCTCACTATTTACAATATGGTTTACGGACGGGACTAAATTTGAAATATCTTCGAATGATCACCTGATGGATGGATCGGGCATCCTGGAATACGATATCAGGGATTTGATCTGATCTTCACGAGAAAGAACTTATGAAGAAAACAATTCCAGCCGTACCCCCTGCCGTAAACGACGCTCTTGCGCTGCAAAAGGCGCGTGAAATCCTTGCAGATAAGAACAGAGTTAAAGCGGCGGCACGGTTCGAGGCTTCGAGAATGACCGCGAAGAAACCAGCTAAGGCGAGGAAGAAGCGATGAGTTTCCTTAGAATCTATGACTTCCTGTGTCCGAAATGCGGACTTTGCGAGGAAGCATTCGTTGATAACGATTCTCAGAAGAAGCCTACTTGCCCCCGGTGCAAACAGGCAGAGATGGATAGACTTATTCCTGCGCCTGTTTGGCGATGGGCCAACGGCAACAGAGGGTTTTGATGCTGGAAGAATATGATGAATATCCGACGTGGGGGTTCCAAGGCAAACTGTGCGAATGCGGTTGCGGGAAACCGACTAGCATTATAGCTAAATCGGATGCATCGCGCGGATATGTAAAGGGACAACCAATGCGGTTTGTCGCGGGACATAGATTTAAGAATCTTCATCGGTTGGGTTCTGAGTGTCCCGCATGGAAGGGCGGTCGAACTGAAACGGGCAACTATCCTGCTGTTTACATACCGGATCACCCTAAGGCGAATAGTTATGGCTATGTAAACGAGCATATTGTCATCGCAGAGAAAGCCTTGGGCAAGCCATTGCCTACAGGGGCAGTAGTCCACCACCATGCTTCCGATCAATTAGTAATATGTCAAGACAAGGCATATCACAACATGATCCATCGGCGTATGCGAGCTTATGAGGCTTGCGGCAATGCCGATTGGGTTAAGTGTTCTTATTGTGCTACATACGACGACCCATCAAATATGTGGATTTCAAAGAAAAGCGGGTACGGATTCCACCGAGAGTGCCAAAACAAGAGCCGTAAAGCTCGGAAAGCAAACAGATGAGTCGAAAGTTTTCAGAAGATGTCGAAAAACAGTTATGCCTTAAAGTTGAGGCCGAGTATGTCTTATCAAAAGCCAACCGCCAACAGGATATGGATGACTTTGAAACATACGTAGACCTTCTCGACCAGAAGCGTACCGAGAAAGACTATGACTGGATGAGCGACATCAAAATCCCTGAGTACGTAAGCCAGGAACTCACCCAAGCGGCCCTTGACGCTTCTATGACCTTCGGGACTCGCGATTTCGCAGAAGTCTACCTTGAAGATGCCAGCGATGAAGCCAAGAAGTGCGCCGATGCAGCGAAGACGCTTATCAATAAAACGCTCAATCGCAGGGACTTGTTTTACTATCAGAAACGGATAAGGGCCGGTTCTCTTGCCCGACTGTCCGGATTAGTCCACGGCGAATGCCGATGGAGTAAGGAACAACGAGACGTTATCGTCGGTTATGAGTTTGTCGAGGGAGACACCGACATTCACGGGGCTAAGATCACAGATCGGGATAGTCAACTCCCGATCATGGAACCGAAACCAGTAAGACAGACGATCACCCACAAAGATCAGTTCGAAATTGAGGTACTGGATAACCGGAATGTTTACTACGATGACAGCTACGTTTACTCGCTTCAGCAAAAGCCTTTTGTCCTTACGAGATCGGAACGAAGTCTCGACTGGCTTGAACGAAACAAGGATGTGGCCGGATATTTCAATCTCGACCTTTTGAAAGAACTGAAAGCGGCCCCTGAGACCGAGACTTCGCAGGAGACTTACAATAAGTACAAGGACGATGCTCCCGAGCAGAAACCAGCTTCGCCCATGTTCGACATTCTGAAGCGATACGGAAAAGGCTGGTGTATCGTGAAAAAAACGAACCCCACGAATGCACTGCCGATTGAAATCCTCCCCGGAATAGACGATGAAGGGGAGATCAAAAAAGGCGCTGAACTCCATGAACTTATTCAGGAATACGCTCTTTCCGAAGGCCGGTGGCAGCTTATAGCGTATCACCCGACCCCCTATATAGATTGCTTTAACAATCCTTACCGGCCGATCCTGCGAGGTATCTGCTATATCCACCCGACAGAAGACGGCGGTTTCGGAGATGCGAAGCACGCTCATGACTTGCAGATCGGGCTAGACGATACGGTCAATATGAGTAACGACAGGACAATGCTGGCTACACTCCCGACCTTCAAGGTGAAAAGGCACGGAGCTTTCGAGGAAGATGCAGATCAGTATTACATGGAGCCGGGTCACAAGATTCCTGTAAACGAAATGGACGATATGCAGGAGTTTAAAATCCAGGACAACATTCAGGGCGCGGTTCTCCTGGCTCAATTTTTCAGAGACGCCATGCGGCAGCTAACGGCGATTGACCAAACCACTCAAGGCAAGCTCCCGGCCGCTTCGAATACTGCAACGGCTATCGTTGCGAGCGAAGGCAAAACCGACAACCGTATCCACTTCAAGGCCCTGACGTGGACGAATACCTGGGACGCGGACCTTTATTGGATGATTCAGCAAATGTCGTGGAGGTTTGCGGAACCCGAAACCGCCAAGAAACTCTTGGGTAAACATCTCGACGACTACAGGCCCGATCTTGATTATTTTTATCTGCCCGTGACCGCGGCTATTGAAACCGAGCAATCAAAGCAGTCTAAACTCAGAAACAACACGAGCTTCATGCAAATGCTCATGCCGTACATGCAGCTTTTTGCCAACCAGCCGGGTATGGTCATGCTCCTAAACGATATTCTGCTCGATTCGGCGGAACTTATGGGGAAAGACGTTGAACGGTTTGCGGGAAAGCTCCTAAACCCTGCCATACCGCCCATACCGCAGAAGGGGCAGGGGCAAGGCAGCCCACCGAACGTACCTCAAGGTGGGGGCGCTCCATCGAATCAGCAGGGGATACCGCAGGGGGCCATGCAGGCCGAAGCTAGGCAGGCGGCAGGGGGAGGAGCATTTTAGATGAATGATTCCGAATTAAAAGACTTCGTACAGAAGTTCGGCAAGAAAAAAGCGGAGTTCATGCTGTCGGCCATTGGGAAGGATCAGGGCTTTATCGATGCCATACAGAAGCCCATAGGTAAAGAACTGTTGGGCGGTTGGCTGGATGACTGGAAATCCCTACTCAGTCTCATCGTGAACGGTCAGGCATCGGAAGAGGAACGGGTAGAGTTTGTCGTTGTGGATCGCAAGTTGACGGAAGCCGCTAAAAGAATAGCTCATTATTACCAGATCAAAATGGGTGTCGATAATGCAATGTCCCAATGAAAAGACGGAGCAAGTTAAGGGGATTGTCGCGCGTCTCATTGAGGAATGGGCCGAAAAGAAGTATCATGGGTCGATTCAACTTAACTTCAATGCGGGGAGCGTGCCGAATATTAACGTGAACAGAAGCATACGGTTGTTAGAAACCAAATAAGTTTTAAGGGACAATCTGAACAACAGAAGCCCTCTTATCCGGTGGTCCGGGTTCGAGGGCTTTTTTATTAACAACCAACCAAAGGAATTAACATGTCAGACGAGTTTGAAAGCCAGGAAGCCAGCCAGGATACACCCGAAGTTGAGGATTTATCCAGGGCCGCAGAAGAGGCAAAACAAACCGAAGAATCTTCCGAGAAATCGGAAGAACAGGAGCAGCACCTAGAATCCCCCGAAGACAACGCTGAGAAGTCTCGGCTTGGACGAAAGGTCGCCGCTATGGAACGCCTGTTTGAACAGCAGAGCGCACAACTGACGCAACTGACTAATTTTGCGTCAACTATCGCTCAGGCTATGCAACAGCAGGCTCAAACAGAAACCCAAAGAAAGAACCAGTCCGAATTACCCGAATACATCCCGACCGAAACAAACGAGTTTGTACCCTTTGCTGAAAAGATGATTGAAAGTGCGCTGGCTAAAAAGCAGACCGAGGCCGAGCGGGAATCTCAGGAATTTGCTCAGGGGTACATCGCGTACATCGATGAATTGAGCGCCGATGAAGACGACCCTGCACTTGTGGCTGAGATTAAAAAACTCACCACGGGGACCGGAGAACCCTACAATAAAAGGCTTTCCAATAACCCCGTTGCCGATGCAGGAAAGAACTATCAGAGGGCCAAAAAGCACCTCCTGAACGCTCAACTTGGTACAGGCAAGGGCAAAGAGAACCAGTTCAGGGGCGGCAAACCCGATACTCCGCTTGGATCCGGTTCGGGGAACACCGTAAAAAGGGATGACTCAACGACTCAACTCAGCCCGTTTGCAAAGCGGGCAGCAGCCGCATGGGGTCATTCGGGTAAAGAACTCGCAGACATGATGAAGGAATAGCCGTTGGGTGAAAAGACTCGTAGACATCCAAGCAGAACCATTGTCCGGCATGACGCAAGAACTCGGCCACTCAAACCTGCAAGATGGGAAGACGAAGGCCGGTACTTTATGTGCTGGAACTGCGGATTTGTCTGCGACTCTAAACGCGATGCCCTTGGCGGCGCGGACGATCGGGCTGGAACGAACACAGAATTTGAGCAAACGACGCTCCCAGATAACCACTGGATCACTTACGGACAAAAGGCCGACATTCCCAAGATCATGCGGGGGCAAAGCCATACCGTTTTAGTCAAAGTGGGACCAGACGGAGCGCCACTACCGATCATGCTTTCTTACTCACCCACAGTCGATAGGGGGTGTCCCATGTGCGGCACCTTGAATTGGCGGGGTGATTACCGCTAAGGAGAACATTTATGGGATTTCAAATCGTAAACACAGGTGAACCTGCACAAAGGCAGTGGGTTCCCGTGCAGACCTCCGGGGGGGCCGTCACCCTGTACGAAAATCAACTCGTACAGATGGGAACTGACGGTGTAACCGCGCTTGGCGCTGCGAGCGGAGTCTGGAACGCCACAAACAAAACCACTTATCCAGCCTATGGCATACCGTACGGTATAGTGATCGGCACATCAAGGCGATACGAGCTGTACGATTCAACGTACAACACGCAGAAGATCACCTCGATGATAACCTCGAACGTCAACTTCAACGTAGAGATGCGGGAAGTTGGCCCTTATGGGATAGACCAGCAGGCATACGTCTATGTCGAGCGAATCTTCCCCTGGACGGTTCTGCAAGGCCCCGTTTACTTTTCGACCCTTGGGACCGCCCCCACAGTTTCAACCGTTCTAACGCTCGCCACAGGCGGCGCCACCGGCGTTGGCTTTACGACCGCAGCGTCTATCGGCTTTACAGGAGTTGCTTCGCAGACGACCCTGTGCTTCAGGTCTGGCGCTAATCTCGGCCTGTACCGTATCGGCTCAGATACCAGCACGACAGTCAAAACCGTAACCTCGCCATTTCCCTACGCGATTGCTATAGGGGATACGCTGGTGGCCGCAAACTTGAGGTTTGCCGGGACCGCGCGGGTTCAGTTTGACAGCCTTTCCCTCGGTGTTTTGGCTGATGCGGCTGCGACCTCAGATTACTTCGGAATCGAAGTATCAAGGCTCGACCTCTCGACCGCCGGGAAAGAATATGTCGATTTCCGGTTCATGAACATAATGTTTGACCCCCTTGGAACTTAATGCGGAAAGGAGAATAAGTTATGCCTAGTATTGTCAATGATCCCTCCTTCCGTAAGCTGGTGGAAGGGCATATCAAACACGTCGAAAAGCAGTCCTATAAGGACATTCCTTCTTACAAGGACCGGCTTTTCAAGGTAGGGACTTCTGATTCAGCGTACGAAGATTTCTTCGACATCGGATCGGTCCCCGACATCCCGGCATTTAACGGCAGGATCAACTACCTGCCCGTATATCCCGGCTACTACACCAAAATAGAGCACAAGGAGTTCGCAGGTGGCCTCCTGTTCCAGAGAAAGATTCTGGACGATGAAAAGTACGGTGTTCTTTCTGACCGTGCTTCATGGCTCATGGAGGCTTCCAGACGGACCCAGATTAAGGCCGAGATGAAGTTCCTCGTTTACGCCTTTTCCAGCGCGTTCGAGTACCAGACGTCAGAAGAAGGCGTGGCCCTTTGCTCAACCGGGCATCTTACCAAGTCCGGCGTTTCGACCACAACCGGTTTCAACAATCTGAGTACGGCGGCGCTCTCCAAAACATCGGTTGCGGCTGCACGGCTCAAGATGCGGCTCTTTAGAGACGACATCGGGGAACGTATCGATGTGGGCGACGACCTTATGTTGGTTGTCCCTGATAACCTGGCTGAAGTCGGATACGAGATCACCAAGACCCCTAAGAGCCTGGACACCGCCGAAGGTAATGTGAACTTCCATTATCAACGATACGACCTTCAGGTGCTCCCTCGTCTTGACGATTACTCGACTTCCAACTGGTATCTCGTGTGGAAAAGCCGGATGAAGAAAGACAACCTGTGGTACGACCGAATCAAACCCGAAGCCAAGACCACATGGGACTTTGAAACCTACACGCTGAAGCTGGCGCAGTATTTCAGGTTTAGTTACGGGAGTAAGAATTGGCGCTTCATTTTAGGTAGTCAAGTCAGCTAGTTAGCTGATAATGAATAACCATTTAACCCTGCTGGGGGGCGCAATGCCCCCTGGTGAGCCTTCACTGGCAGGAAAGGATTCAACATGCCTGTAGGAACTAATTTTTCAAAGGGTCTTTCGGTATTTGGTATCCCGGTTTTCGGGGGTATGGGCGGTCTTATTCCCACCGGGAACGTCTTTTTTGTGGACAGCAGCGGCAGCAACCCTGCCGACAACTCAGCCAACGGTACGTACGCCAAGCCGTTCAACACGATCAATTACGCCTTCACGCAGTGCAAAGACAATAACGACGATTGGATTGTCTGTGGTGCCGGACACGTTGAGACGGTATCCGTTGCAAGCACTTCGACTTACGCGGTCGGCGGTCTGTCGATGAACAAAATCGGCGTATCTGTTTTCTGCCTCGGGAACGGGTCGCAGAGAAGCACTGTCACCTTTACCGCAACTACAGCGACAATGCTTGTAAGTGCGGTCAACATCAAGCTTTACAATCCGAGATTTCTAACCGGCATAGACGCAGTAGCGGCGCCGATCAACGTCCAGGCGGCGGATTTCAATATGTTCGGTGCTGAGTATTACGACGCCCCCGCAATGGCGACGCTGGTACAGGTTTTGACCACGGCGGCTGCTAATCGGATGGTTATCGACGGGTATCGGTTCATCGCTTCCACGACCGGCACGCAGAAGACAGCGGCAATTAAAATAGTTGGTGGCGACCGCATAACAATTCGAAATTTCGATATTGTGGGGGACTTCACCAACGCAGGGATTTACAACCTGACTACCGCGTCAACCAACCTCGTTCTCGATACGGGTCAGGTGACAAATTCCAGCGCAACTCCGCAACCCGCGATTGCTACAGTTTTGGCTACCTCTGGCGTTGGCAGAAACCTAATGGCTATCGTTGCATCGGGCGCACAGTTCACCGCCACTAACCAGATGGCGTGGCCTCTTTCTTACGGCAGTGTCATAGGCACAGGTGGAATAACGCAACTTACCGTAGCCAACTAAAGGATAAGATTATGGCCGATGGAAGAAACTCAGATTGGCAGGAACTTCACGACAAGCTGGATGCGATTCTTGATGCGGTTACGCCCAAGGCCGATGAGCCTAAAACCAAGGCTGAGATTAAGGCTGAAGCGGCGCAGGACAAAGCGGACGCCAAAGCCGACGCAGAGGACGCAAGTAAATTTTAAACTTTATCGGGGGGCCTCGTGCCCCCTTAACCTTCAAACCAAGGATTGTTATGGCTAAGGAAGATTTGAGAGCAGCGGGAGTGGAAGACATTCAGTTTTTCACCGATGTGGACAAGAAATGGGACAAGGGAGATTCGACCATAACGGCGACTTATCCCGGCTGGTACTTCGATCAGCAGTTGGCCGAAAAGAAAGAGGAATACCGGCAGAGAACACGCAAACCTGCGGATGATGAAATCGTTTCGGACGCCGACCCGGAATACCTGAACGAGACAAGAGCACTGGCCACTAAGATCAAAGCCCTTGAGGAAGCAAGGCCAAAGTTGAACGGCGCCCAAACGACTTTCCTTAAAAAAGCGGTGTCCGAACTTGAATGCGGAATATCCGAGTCTATGTTTTCTTACGACGACATGCACTTCGGGGAAGCCTCAGCGCACGAGGAACTGAAGCGCCAACTCAACCCTTGCATCAAGATCGACAAGCGGCTCGCCACATCCCTGAACCTCAAGAGCTACAAAGGTGGCATGGTATCGAGGGACGATGCCACAATCGCCACACAGATAATGAACAAGGCGCTGGGAGAGACGAGCAACATCGAGCGGCTACGCAGGAAAGACTTGACCTGCCGGACCCGAAGAGTCACCCCGTTTACGGGCGATGGCGAATTTATGGAGACACCGGATGGACGGGAATCAGCTTCTACGGCAACTGCGTGACCTTCTAAATGAGTCGGATAGTTCCGGCTGGCTGGACGATTTCACCAGCTACATGTACTTGTGGCAGGCGGCGGTGGAGTTCGTCACAAGGACCGAGTGCTTCAAGGCTACTCAGACGATCACCACGACCAATGCCAATTCATACCGACTGAACGCTGACTATCTACAACTGTTCGCAAGGACGAAGGATAACCGCTATTTCCTGAAGCTGAACGACGGAACAAGCGACCACTACCTTTTTTACCGGGACTACAACGAGTTCCTGTACGAAACCACACAGACCCCCGTTGAATATCCTTACAACTTCACGGTAATAGACGACCCTAACCCTCCAGCGGCGGTAAGCGGTACGGCTTCATCGGCTGGTGCCTTATTGGGCGGCCAGTGCATCTTGACCGACTCTACAGCCGATTTCTCGGATTTCGACGCAGGAGACACCGTTCACAACATAACGGACGCATCGACCGGCATTGTGCTTTCTAAGACTTCGAGCACTCAGCTTGTGTGCGCTCTTTTCAGCGGGGCCGGCAACGATTGGTCGCAAAATGATGACTATCAGATCGTCCCACAAGGTCGAACGCTTCTGGTTGTCGATCCGGCCCCCTCAGTTACAGGATACACGATCACCGTCAATTACCTTCAGAGACCCGCTCCGGTGTTCTCAGACTACGGCCTTTACCGGCTTCAGCGTGAATACTGTCTGGCACTAATCTTCTACGCCGCATGGCTCTACAAGTATCGGGATGCCGATCCGAACCGGGGCGATAAGTTCTTCGTTCACTTTGATAATCAGATTAAAAAATTCAGCTACGGGATCGCAAAGCGGTTCCAGGACGTAGGGCGCATGAAGGTTAATATGAAATGCAGAAACTAAGACTGCTTGCTTTTTTCACCGTCATTTTTATGACAGGTTTGGCGTTCGCGGGAGATGATATGGCAGTACCGACAGGGACAAGGCAGCAAAGGGTTATGGGGACGGCGAAAGTACAGCCTGCCGCTCCGAGTGCGAACCCGAAGAAGGTGGCCCCTAACGCCACATTGGGGACGAGTCTGTACGCCAACGATGGAGTTACGCTACTGGACAATTCCGATGTGAAGAACTCCTATATCTTGGCTCCTGCTAAGAATTTGAGGATAGGGACTCCATCCCTCACTATATATAATGCAGATGTCGCAATAGTAGCTGATTCAGTTACAGTCAAGGACGCTTCCGGCAACAACTATATGGCACTAAATGTCAACGTTGGAATAGTTAATAGCATAATAGGTGCTGGAGGCTTTGATGCTGGTACTTTAGGTGGATACAATAATGTAGTTAATAATACAGGCTGGTATTACATCTATGTTATTTATAATCCAACAACACAAACTGTGTCTGGCTTATGTTCCTTGAGTGCCACATCTCCGGCACTCCCTTCAGGGTACACTTATTCTGGTTTAGTTGGCATCGCTAATTATATAGGTATTACTGGGCCTAGTTATGCCTTTGACGGCTTTCAGCAAATCGGCAACATATGGTGGGCTGGTGTTCCTGCGAACTACACCCTTACGACTTCGCTACATTCCGGCAGCTACGCAAACCTTCCCCACGTCCCGGTTTCCATCGCCGGGGCCGCCTTGCTCAAATGTGATTACACGGGGGCTACCGCTATCTCGGACTTAGATATAAGCCTCGATGGAACAAATATATGGGCAGCTTGTAGTAGCCTGACCGGCTTTGCCGGGGGCCATATTGAAACATGGGTGCCGGTTGTCGGTGGAAGCCCCTACGCCCAATACGAAACAGGCGCAACGGGAACGGTGGCTATCTACTTGAAGGCATTTATCCTGAATATTTAAAAGGATTCTATCTTGCCAAAAGACCCATACGCAGTCCAGAAAAAGGACATCCCCCTGTCGGGTAAACTCATCACGGTTGATGACGGCGCGACAATAGGGACCAATTTCACTGCGCTCCAAAATATGAGATACACGGACACTCACCCGCAGGGTATTCTTGGCATGACCAAGATAAACTCAACAAACCTTGCAAACCCGCTGGTGAGATCGGCGCATCACTTCAAGAAAGCGCAGCCGGTCGAATCTCACGTCTTAGTTCAAGCATACGATGTAAACGGGGCGAACCCGGCGGTCTACAGAAACGACGCTACAGTTCCGGCAACAGGCAACTTCAACGCCACGCCACTCCACACCGACGCAGCCGGCGCACAGAGGGGCCTTTTCGCCACCGCAACCGAAGGGGCGGTAGTTTATGCCAATAGCGTCGAAACGATGATCTGGGGCGGCAATGAGACGCGCATGGCCGCGTTTGTCAACTACGATCCTGCCGGTACATTCAAGCTGGATCAAACCGATGTTTTGACGAACACGTTGTCTGATGCGACTAATTGCGCCGTTCTTGTGGGACACTCAAGCGCGGGAATAGACACGAATACGAAGTTGCTCCTTCACCTGGACAACAACGTCACAGACTCAGAGACAACCCCGAAGACCGTTACGAACGTAAACGTGACCTATAGCGCCGCAGTCTATCGGTTTGGATATTCGGGGGTGTTCGACGGGGCAACTGCCTATCTCACAACCCCGGACCATGCCGACTTCAACTTTTCGGGCGGGAAATGGACGATAGATGGTTGGATCCAGACTCTTTCCAATACGAACAACCAGACGATTTACGCACAAATAACCGATGCAAACAACTGGCTCAGGGTATTCGTAGACACAACCGGAGCGATAAAGATTGCAATAAATGCTTCAGGAACCGAAACCATAATAGCCGGGACCATTGATAGCCTGCTGATTCCAGACGGAGCTTTCCACCAAGTAGAGATAAGCGAAAAAGCGAACTGGTATCGAATCTTTGTGGACGGGATTCTCCAGGCAAGTGTCAAGTCCACCGAAAGGCCAGCGAACTACACGGGCATTGTTTATATCGGGGCCAGAAGCAACGGGTCTTCTGTAACGGATTATTTCAACGGGTACATCGATGAGTTTAGAGTAAGCAATCTTTGCAGGCACACAACCGCTTTCGAGGTCCCGAGTGAACCATACGATACCTCAGCGACTACGGTTTACTGCTATATAGGCGCTACCAGACCCCTTTCCGGGATAAATCCTTACGTCAAAACAGCAAACGGAGCATCGGGGACCATTGCCGTTTATTACTGGAATGGGTCTGCGTGGGTGGCTGTTTCATCTCTGGCGGACGGTACGGCAGGGCTGCACCAAACGGGCTCCATAACTTTTACCGACACGTCAACCGTCGCCAAAATGCGTGTTCTGGATCAACTGGTTCTCTACTGGTACAAGATTGTATTGAGTGCATCGACCAGCACATCTCTCTACTACGTCACCCTTACCGACACTATGCAGCCGCTTGTGGACTTATGGGATGGAACTCCCCGGACAATCGATGCTTTTGAGGTGGATAACGGAACCTCTTACGTAGATTACACCAATGCGGTCTACGACAGTTCTTTCTCTACTGCCGATCCAAGCTCTTTCTGCAATATAGGGGGGGTGCAAAGCACCAGCCCGGCTACGGACTCATCATACACTGCCAACACTTTTGAGTTGTTTGCTGATTTCGCCAGCGGCGGTACTGGCGTAGCTCAGGCATTAGCCATCGGTTTTAGCGATAGAATGAGGGCAGTTCACTTCTATTTGGGCGGCGGGAATGGAAACACAACGGCCAGCACCGTGTGCTACGTCTATTACTGGAACGGGTCTGCGTGGCAATCAGTAGGGACGGTCCAAGACGGAACAAGCGCCAACGGAATAAGCATGGCGGGAACAGGAATCATATCCTGGGATCCTCCGTCGCCTCAGCTTGAGGTCAGGCGAAGCGTCAATACGCAAGATGATGTTCAGCTATACTATTACAGGTTCGTATTCACTAAAACACTCAGCAACACCGTTGATGTGTATTACGCAACGGGCATTCCGGCCCCGATCATAATCTACCCGTTCAAGTTCCCAGTTTCCGCCATGGACAGGATTTTCCTCTGCTCAAATCAGTCGGGACCGAAAAACCAAATGATTTGCTCATCGGACAGCACGAGCCAAGTTTTTAACGGAAGCGATTCGGCTACTTTTTATTTCGGAGACGACACGGACCTTACCGCTGCCTGCTGGCTTTACTCTCAGTATGGTACAACGCTTTACAACACTCTGGCGATCACGAAGACGAGTGAGACATACATCCTTGTGGGTGACGGGCCTTCGGATTGGGTGCAGTATCAAGTGTCTCCAACTGTCGGGTGCCCTGCCCCTCAGACAATGGTGTCTCTACCAGCTCCGTTCGAAATCTACGGTGGAACCAGCCGGACAATCGCTATCTGGCAGGGGAACGAAGGCATCTATATGTTTGACGGCAAGGGCTTTATGCCTCTCCACGGCGACATAGAGGACTATTGGGACAGGCGCAAAACGTATTCAATCAACAGGAGCATGATAACTTCCAGCCAAGCGTTCTACGACCAGCTAAACCAAGAATACCATTGGATATTCGCTTCAGGGACTTCGACAACTCTTGATACTGAATTTGCCTACGACATCCCGAAAAAGAAATGGTTCCAGATTGAGCGAGGGACCGGCAAGAAACTTCAGTGCGGCATGGGCCTTCTGGACACAAGCGGCAACATGTTCAATTACGGCTTCCTCGACACGGGTTATATGGAGCGCCTTGAATACGGAAACGATTTCGACGGGAACCCCATCACCTACATTATGAACCTGGGGGACATTCCTCTGGAAGACTTGTGGAACACAACGGCCATTCGAAAAGTAAAGCTCTTGTGTACGGCGTTGACGAACACCCCGAGCCAAATCACGCTTTCTCATTGGGGGGAGACTTCGTCTTCAACTTCAAACACGGCGCTCATGGACCCGCACAAGACGGGATTTCGGGTAGCAATGCCGATTCTCAGCCTTCAAAACAACTACTTCAGCGATTCTATCTTTCACAAGTTCGGCTTTACTATGACGGCCGGTGATGAACCATACGGACTGGAAATTTTAGGGTTAAGCATTCAGTTTGAAAGAAAACACGAGACGAAGTGATAAATATCGTTAAAACGCCCATTGATGTTTTCGCAGAAGACCCCGCATTCTCTGTTTTGTGCAAGGAATACGAGGGGGAATACATCGAGGACATGCCACCCGCTTGTTTGAGCGTGGGAACCTATAAGGCAATGGATAAAGCCGGAACGATTCATACTTTTTGCGCCTACAACCAAGGCCAGCTTATCGGTTTTTTGCTGCTGATTATGTCTGTTTTGCCGCACTACAGCGTTCTCGCCGGTATCGTTGAGTCCTTTTTTGTAGCGGGTCCGGCTCGGAAAACCGGCGCTGGGCTTAAACTTCTCCGAACGGCGGAGCACTTTGCCAAGGAAAGTGGCGCGAAAGTGTTTCTCTGTACGGCCCCGGTTGGCAGCCGGATGTGCAAAATTCTCCCGCGCAAGGGATATACCGAAATGGACGTAGTGTTTTCAAGGAGTCTGGTATGAACAATCTACTGATCCATCCCAGTTGGAGGTGGCCGTCAATGCCTGCAATGTCGGTTGAAGATGTTGGCAATGTGCGGCGCATCGAAGCCGCACTCTTGCAACATCCACAGGTGGACTTTAAAACGTTTCACGTCATACACGGCGGCATGTACTCACGCACAGTGATGGTTCCTGCGAACCACATCATTACGGGAGCACTAATCAAAATCCCGACACAGGTTATCGTGGTTGGCGACGCAAAGGTTTTGGTTGGAGACAAGGTTCTGAACTTATCCGGCTATAACGTCCTTCCGGCTCAGTCGGGAAGAAAGCAAATCTTTCGGGCGATTACGGACATATATATCACAATGGTTTTCCCGACCAAGGCTCAAACGGTTTCAGACGCGGAAAACGAGTTTACGGATGAGGCGAATTTGCTCGCTTCCAACCGGGATGAATCGAAAAATATCTTCATCAAAACGGAGGATTAAATATGTCTGGCGTGATAGCCGGTATCGCAGCGGTGGCTTCGGTGGCAATGGGGGCCATGAGCATGTCTAAGGGTTCGTCTGCACCTACTCAAGCCGTAACGCCTTCGTCCTATAACGTAACTGGTTCCGGGGCGGCGGGAACCCCAAGCGGAGGGGGAGTAGGAACCGAGCAGGCAGTGGCAAGCGGAAATTCGGCTGCTCCTGCGGCGGTAGGTGGCGGTGGCGGTGGCATGGGAATGGGTGCCGGAATGGGGGCCCAGCCAATACAGCAAGCGGCGGTGACAAGCTCCTATGTCCCGAATACGTTCAACTCGGATATTAAAACACCTTCGTAAAAGGAGCCAGTCATGGCCGACGATGGAGTAGTAAGCCCATACTCGCTTGATTCAATAGATCAGATGCTTCGGCAGAAAAGAGCGGGCGGAAGGTATGTTAGCGATGCCGATACCCGCAACGCTTATGCCGGTGCGCTGGAAGCCCAGGCGTCCAAGAATCTTCAGGAGCGGCAGCTTAACCAGCAGTTGTCGGAATGGAAACAGGGATTCGCGCTTCAGCAGAAGCAGTATCAGGATCAGCGGAACGCCGCTCTGTTTACGGGCGGAATGGGTCTTTTGAGCGGTGGGACCAAGGGATACGATTGGCTGAAGAGCAATAAGTTTATTGGTGGCAGCGCGGTCCCCGGAACAAGCAGCGGTCCAACTGGCGGAACAGCTAATCCCGCATTGGCTTACGGGACGGGAGACGCTTGGACGGCAACACGGACGAATGCAGGACCAAACTATCCATACGATATTCCGTCATCAACCGCAGGAGGACCGGCCGTAGGGTACGGCGGAACAGCGGTAGACGAAGGAGCGCCCGCAGCGGTCGCAGGAGTAGGCACAGGCGGAGGAGCGGCGGTAATGCCACAGATGCAGGTTCCTGCGGTCTCACCATTTTCGTCCACGAGCTATGCACAGTTCTTCCCCAATATGCCTAATCAGCCTGCCGGTGATGCGGCCGATGCTGCGGCACTGTTTAATCCAGTGGGCGGAACTACAGACACATCCTGGATGGATACCTTTTCGGCTTTTTAGCGGGGGTTTAGCACATGGCTAATTTTCTTGCAGACCTTGGAATGGCGATGCCTGCCATTACTCAGATGCAGGCGGTAAATGCTGAAACGAAACAGCGCGAGCAAGCCGCGGTGATGCAGAACTTCCAGATCGATCAGTACAAGAAAGAGCAGGAGCGGCTCGATAAACCTATCCCGCTTGAGAATTTCCAGGCTAAGTTTGCCGACAATTCAGAAGGCGGTAAAACCTTCATAGATATGATGCGGGCCAACGGTTTCGTAAACAATGCGGGCGGTATTGAAACCGTAAACCAGCGCGGCATCAAAACCACACAACAAGCAATAGGTGAAGACCAGGAACTTCACTCGCAGATGGCACAGTGGGAGTACAGGTCGTCGCTTCAGAAACAAATGGGTTTGCAGCAGCAGATAGCAGAAGCACAGGCGAAAGGGAACTCTAAGCTGGTAGAAACCCTGACCCCACAGCTACAGTCGGCTAAGCAGCGAGTGGACCAAATGCTCGAAATGAACAAAAAAATGGCAGCAGGCAAGCCCGAAGTTGCGGAGAAGGTGGAGGTCGCAAGGGCAGGGGCAGAGAATAAGTTGCAGACCCACATGCCGACCATACTTGAGGACAAGAACACTCATGTTCCTAAGCCGTGGTATCCGCAGTTAGGACAGGAACCGCCGCAAAACGCCGTGATACCCGCTACGGCCAGGCAGCAAGACCCGCAAGAAAAACCGGGGAGCGGCGATAAGGCCAAGGCTCCTCTACCTACAGCCACAGGCCCAGATGGAATTGTCCGTACAATATCAAGCGAGGGTCCAATCAACTACGCTAATTGGGTTGACGCACAAGGAGTACAGCACAAAGAACCCCTCGACCCTAAAAAACACGGAACCGTGACCGCCGCCTCGGAAAGTCAAAAAGATGCAGCAATGGATGCGGACCTTGAGGGGGCCGTTAAGTACAATGTTGAAATGGCGAAGCGTGGTGAACCGATAGACATGAAAGGTATGGGCGGCGTAAGGGCCAACTTGGCCGTAAGAAACGCTTTGCAAAAAGAAATCGACAAAGGGTTGGACGCTGGCGACTTAGCCGGGGTCAAAAGAATCAAGGATTCTCTAACCAAATCCCTCAATACTCAGGAAACATCTTTCAATAACCTGCAAAGCTACGTTCTGAATCTTGACAAGCAAATCGACCGTTTCAGTAAGCCGGGAGGGGTGGCCGACCAACTATTCAGGTTGGATGCGAAGCTTGAAAATGAGCCGATATACAAATGGAACACAATGATCGCCGGTAAGCCGTATGAAAACATAGCAAAAATGTATGTAAATGAAATTTCTTCGGAGTGTGCAAAAATAGCAAACGGAGCACAATCTTCAGTTCAGGCTCCAAGCGATACGATGGCCGCAAAGTGGGATCAGGTGCATGATTTAAAATTGAACATGACGGACCTGAG